CAGTTCATCGGCCAAGCTGGACATTGATCTGTGCGATGACACGTCGAGAACGAACCTCAGCTTGTCAACTGTTTCGCTTCTGAGCCGTAACATTTGGTTTTTTATCCCAGCCATTTCAATGGTTTACCTTTTTTCTATAAAAAATGTTATTTAGTACTTGTAACACAGTTATAGAATTGTTAAATAGTTATTAGTCACTAGTAATCAAAAGGGAGATAGAGATGGACAACTTTCAAGCCGAGCAACTGTTTACAGTATTCATCAACACAATTATGGAAAAGTGCGCTGAAGAGTTAGGCATTACTGTTGACGTTCTTAAACAGGCTTATGTCAATAATGCTGATGTGCGCAAAGACTTGGATGGCATCTTTCAGCGTCACATTGATGCGCTTTAGGGGGAACCAATGACCACATACATCGCATACTACCGTGTATCAACTCAGCGCCAAGGCCAATCGGGTCTTGGCCTTGAGGCGCAACGCGCAGCCGTCGCTGGTTACAACATCATCGGCGAGTACACTGAGGTCGAGAGCGGCAAGAAAGCCCAGCGCCCGCAGCTTGCCGCTGCACTGGTAGAGGCCAAGCGCACTGGCGCGACGCTGCTGATTGCCAAGCTCGACCGGCTAGCGCGTAACGTCCACTTTATCACCGGCTTGCTTGAGGCTAACGTGCCAATCGTCTGCGCCGATATGCCGGAGGCCGACCGCACCTTCTTGCAGATGGCCGCTGTCTTTGCCGAGTGGGAAGGCCGCAAGATCAGCGAGCGCACCAAGGCCGCACTGGCTGCTGCCAAGGCTCGCGGCGTCAAGCTCGGCTCGCCCAATCCATCCGCCGCTGGCCGTGCGTCAGCGGCCAAGCGCGTGGCGCGTACCAATGTCGTTGCCAAGCAGGCAATGCCAATCGTCTCGGTGCTGCGTGAGGCTGGTGCCTCACTACGCACCATCGCCGCCAAGTTAAACGAGGCGGGTATTCCAACAGCACTGGGCGGGCAATGGTACGCCAGCACTGTGCGCAATCTAATGGGAGCAAACTAATGAAACAAGAAATCCTCGGCGGGGCATTGCTGCTATTGCTTGCCCTATCATTCACCAACGCCTTGTCAGATACATACAACATCTGGAACTTAATCGCATATTTTGGAGGGAATTAAGATGCAAATTATTTTGCGCCAAGAGGCAAAGAGCCTCGGCTTAATTCGTTATTTCACAGGCGAGCCGTGTAAATATGGACATATCTCTGAGAGAAATACATGCAATGGGATATGTCTTGTTTGCGCAAATGAAAAACAGAAAGTGCGCTGGAGAGCAACATATAAACCCAAGCCCAAAAAACGCAGCAAATTAAGAGAGCCAAGGGAAATGGCAAAAGCCTCTGGCCAAAAGACATTTATTGCCCCAAATCCTTGCCCAAAAAATCACGCTCCAATTAGGTTTGTGACAACATCTGTGTGTGTTGAGTGTTATAAACATGATTTGAAAAAACAAAGAGAGGCTCGCCAAGCCGAAGCAAGGCAAAGAATAATCGAAATTGAAAAAGAATATAAAAAGAAAGTTATACAAAGAAAAGACGCTAAAGCCATTGGCAAGAGAACATACTTTACTGGCCGCCCCTGCAAGAGAGGACACATTTCTGAAAACATTACTGTGTCGGGGCATTGCGTTACTTGCTTTGAGTTGTACTACAAGGACAACAGATGCGACTTTGTTGCAAGAGCAAAACTGCGGAAAAAATACATTTCTGATGCTTGCCCTGATTGGGCTGATCAAAGTTCTATCGCTCTCAAATACAAAGAACGAGATATGATGAGCCAGATAACTGGCCTGCCATATCACGTTGATCACAAAATCCCCTTGCAAGGGGAAAACATTTGCGGCCTTCACGTTGCTGCAAACTTGCGGGTCATACTTGCAAGAGACAATCTATCAAAATCTAACAAATGGGAGACAGTATAATGGTCGGGAAAGTTACACCAAATAACCAGCTTTCAGCCAGTAAAGCGCCTGCTTTGCTGAACGCATCACCGTGGGAAACACAGAACGAATTGCTTGAGGCAATGATTAGCATTGACGAAGGCAATCCGCCAAAGTGGATACCGCAAAATGAGCCAATGGAACTGGGCGATTTCTTTGAGCCGCTCATATTGCAGAAGGCCGTTGATAGGCTCGGCCTGACCAATGCCGAACTAGACATCACCGTGCCATACCAGCACGACCATCTGCCGCTCGCGGCCAGCCTCGATGGTATCGCCGTTGGGAAAGGCTCGGTCATAGCCAACTGGGATAAGGGTATCTATGTGCCTCAAGGCGGGGTAATTGACATTGAGGGTATCGGCGTCCTTGAAGCCAAGCTAACATCAGCCCGGCCAGAGGAAATACCAGCACCGCACAGAGGCCCGCTGCAATTGCAGGCGCAGCTAATGTGTACCGGCTACAAATGGGGCTGCGTCGCCGTGCTGTATCAAAGCACAACGCTGCGCCTGTTTGTCTATCAGGCTGATGAGGTTGTGCAGCGCCGCATCAGAGAGGCGGTTATTGATTTTGAAAATCGCCGAAAAAATATGGACAAGTACCCGGTCGTGTCACCCGCTGATGGGGTGGCGGCATATGGCAGGGTCGACGCAGACGCACCGCCCATTGAGCTTGAGGGCGACGACGCAATGTGGGTCGACCATTTGATGACGGCCAAAGCCAACAAGGCAATGGCCGAGCGCGAGATCGACATTGCCACCGCTGCCATAATGGACAAGATGGGCAGTCACGACACGGCCTTCGCGTCGGTTGGCAATCGCCGGGTGCAAGTTAAGTGGCCTACCCGCAAGATGCGCGCCCAGCCTGAGAAAGTCGTGCCTGCAAAGCCTGAGACTGTCATGCGGCAGAAAACCCTGACGCTGAAGGAGATTGACTGATGCCAAAGCAAAACGGCCCAAGGCGCAAGGAAAGCTCGTGGAAGCCGGTTGTGGATGCGGTGGCTGCTTACCACCGCCACAACGGCTACGGCCCGACAGTGAGCGAAATAGCCTATGTTGTGGGGCGATCAAGAACAGCCGTCAGGTTTCAGTTAGACAAGCTGATCGAGGATGGCATTATAACACACACGCCCGGCAAGATCAGAACGATCAGGGTGGTGGAATAGATAAGGGGGCGAAAGCCCCCTTATTTTGTTAGGCCTTTTACTTTCTCTACAGTTCTGAGACCACCAAGCCCAAGCATACCTAAGAGTACAGTCATCAGACTATCCATATCAAACGCCGGTAACTCAGGCGCTTCCACGCCAGCATAAGAAAAACCAAAGATAGTTATTGGGGCTAAAACAAAGTGCCAGATCATCGCAAAGCTCAAGCCCCAGCCGAGGAATGGCCGCCAACCCGCCACAAAGATGCTGCGATGCTGCGCTTCCATCTTGTTAATTTCTAGCTGACCCTTGGCAAGCTCTTGCGCGTGGTTCTGTGCCATTGTGGCAACCTCGTGCGCGAGCTTTGCCTTCTGATCCTTGTCCTCAATGAACTTATCTAGCAGGCCAGTCACCGGCCCTATCAATGCTTGTATCATTTACTTACCCTCGTGGCTCATCCAGACGGCAAAGGCACCAGTGGCCGCGCCGACTATCGTTGAAACAAAAGCGGTTTGCTGCGTGGTGGCAGCAGTACCCAAACCCATAAACCAGTCGCACACATTCCAAGCCATCACTGTAAACACCAGCATCATCAATCGCGGGATGACCTTGTATTCGACTAGCGTCTTACTCATCTGCCTTTTTTCCCCAGTTGATTATCTCATCAATGGTTCTGCCGCAACCGATGCATCGGACGCGATCCTTGTCTAAAACACAGATACCAACGCAAGGGCTTTTAGCCATCAGCCAGCGCCCTCATTCTCTTGACCAGTCTCTCTGAGCGATTGGGGAGTTGACGCGCCCACTTGCTATCGAGCATCTCAAGCGCAGCCCCAGCCCATTGGCGCTCATCGACGCACCGCTTCATGCCCTTAAATTTTTTCATCGTTGGCAAGCCCATATTAAACATCATGTTAGCGATGATGCGCTGGGCTTCTTCTGGTAGCTCGCTAAAGTCCTCATAAAGCCGGTGGCAATCCTCGCGCACAATGGCAATGTCCAGATCAAATAGCTGCTTCATGCGGCGCTCAGTAATTGTGTAGCCCAGTGGCTTGCCATACTCAGCATCACCCTCGATGATCCGATGCCCCACGCCCACAGTCAAATGACCAGCCGTGCATTTGTAGATGTCGAGCCTCATGCCCTCATCCGCAATCAGTTCCTCGCGTAGCTTTTCGATATCCATTACAACCTCATTTCTTTAGCCAGCGCGACAGCTTTGAGCCAGCTATCTTCTTCAGCCTCGCGTGTAAATGCCGAGCCTTGGAGCCGCTTGCTGTACTGCTGTATCTGGGAGACGTGGTAAAATAAGCAGCTTCTATGTTCCTTGCCACACAACACCAGTATGTCATAATCTGCCCATTCCTTTGTGTTTCGCGGTAGGTGTTTCGCCGAACAACCAGACCCAAGCTGGAAATGATATGCTTTCTTGGCTTTGCCCTTCTGCAATAAGTAGCTGGCCGTCTTTACCTGTATCCTCAATATAGTATTGTCGCTATTGGAAATAGCCACGCCGTCAATCTTATCTTGCGCCGCTGGCGCGTAAGCCCAACCCATAGACAATATTGCCCCGGCAGCAAAATGCTCACCAATTAAACCAGTTCTGGTCTCGCTCAATTTTTAGACGCCAACCACATGATCCAAAAAAATATACCAAAAGATACAATGCCTAACGCCAAAATAGCAATAGCCTCGATGATCTTCTGACGCGCCTCTTGCTGTTTGTAAATCATCTCCTGTCGTTCTTTCCTGATGCGCCCCTCTAGCTGGATCAAGTCAGCCCAAGCCTGCGGGCCGTACGTCATTTGCAGATACTGTTTAAGCTCCGCGCGCTGCGCCTCTAACCGCTTCTTGGCGGCGTACACTTGCAGCGCCTGTTGTTGCACTGTGTCTGCACCTTGCAGGCGCTTGAACAGCGGTGGGTTCTTAACCTGTTTCTCTGCCTGATCAATGTCAGACGCGGCCTTCATCCAGCGCGACACATCATTGATGCAGCTTTCAAGGTCACGCCCGGCAGAAACCATCTGGCGAATAGTGTTAAACGCCGCTGTAGCCCCGCTGACAGCCGCACCTA